GGATTATGCACCATTAACATACTGACCGGGGACATAAGCACCTCGCCGCCCGCCATGGCGATGACGCTGGCCGCCGAAGCCGCGATGCCGTCAATCTTGACGGTAACGGGCGCCGCATAGTCCATCAGCATATTGTAGATTTGCGCCGCCGCGAACACGTCCCCGCCGGGACTGTTGATCCAGACGGTGACGGGGCCGCTGCCCGACATGAGTTCTTTTTTGAACGCCGCCGGGGTCTGTTCATCGCCCCACCAGGTTTCCTCCGCGATGGGGCCGTTGAGATAGAGGGTGCGGGATTCGTCAGCTTCGTTTCGCACCCCCCATTGCCAGAATTTTTTCATGTGGTATCCTCCGTTTCATTTAATTTCGCGTATGCGCCCGCGTCCTTGAGCGGGAGCATATTGCCGTTGATAAGGTACAGGTCGCCGCCCTCGGCGGGGTCGATGCGGTTCATGTCCTCCAGTTCCCGGATGTCGTTTGCCGACATCCAGCCGTTCTGCCTTGCCGTAGCGTAGCCGGTCATGCGGCTCTGGTAGTCGCCACGAAGAAGGCCGTCTAAGTTAAACTTGATGAACAGCTTGCCTTTTTCCGTTGGCAGAATGAGCGACTGCTGCAAGCTCTGTTCCCAGCGGATCACCCACGGGTCGAGGGTGTACTTGACGAATTCCAGCGACTGCTGCTCGATATTGCTGAAGCTGGATTTTTCAAGGTCGCCTACCATGTGGGGCGGGACTCTGAATATCCTCGCTATCTCGTTGATTTGGAACTTGCGGGTCTGTAAGAACTGCGCCTGTTCCGGGGGAATGCCGATGGCGTGGAATTTGAGTCCCTCTTCCAGCAGGGCGATTTTATGGGCGTTTTCACCTCCGCGATACTGGCTGTTCCAGTTGTCCTTGATGCGCTGTACGTCCTTGATGACGCCGGGGTGTTCGAGGACGCCGCCGGGGTTCGCGCCATTGGCGAAAAACTTCGCCCCATATTCCTCGGTCGCGATGCTCATGCCGATGGCGTTTTTCGCCATGGCGATGGGGCTGTAACCGATGAGACCGTCAAAACCCAAACCGGGGATGTGCAGCACTTCTCTGTTTTGCAGAATCACCGGCCCTCCGGCGGGTTCTTCGCGGGATTCCTCTTTTTCGCGGCGGTAGGAATAAACCAGGTCCCCGTTCGGCAAGCGGCTGACCTCCATCCTGCTCGGCAGCAGAGGGTACAGCGCCAGCGGGTTGCCGCGCCCGTCCCTGATGATCTGCGCGTAGGCGTTGCCATAAAGTAAAAGATGACTCATCATCGTTTCGCGAAAAACGAATGAAGTCATCTCAGGGTTCGGCTCATCGTGGAGCAGATAATATAACGGATGGTCGGGCGCGCGCTGTTTGCCATTGCCGGTATATTCGTAGACGTGCAGGGGAAGCCCCGCGATTGCCTCGGCGAGAATTCTCACACAGGCATATACGGCGGTGTTTTGCATGGCGGTCTGCTCGTTGACGGCTTTGCCCGAGGTGGTGCCGCCGAAGAGGAAGTTGAACGAGCCGCCCACCTTGTTTGTAGGCTTATCGCGGGAATGAAATCCGAACAGCCTCTTGAATGGATTTTCCATAAGCCGTTACACCGTCCTTCCCCGTTTCACCGTTTCAAGCAGTAACGCCGCTTTGTCGGTCTGCTCCCAAGTAAGCTCCGGCTTTCCGAAGTGGCCGTAACAGGAAGTCGTAAAATAGATGGGCGCGGTCAAGTCCAGCGCCTTGATGATTGCCGCCGGGCGCAGGTCGAATATCTCCTTGACGGCATGGGACAAAACCTCATCGTTGACCGTGCCGGTGCAGAAAGTATCCACATCCACGGCGACAGGCTCCGCCACGCCGATGGCGTATGAAATGCTGACCTTGCACCGACTGGCGAGGTTTGCCGCCACGATGTTCTTGGCGATGTACCGCGCCATGTACGCGCCGCTTCGGTCAACCTTTGTCGGGTCTTTGCCGGAAAAGGCGCCGCCGCCGTGAGGGACAAAGCCGCCGTAAGTGTCCACCATCAGCTTGCGCCCGGTCAAGCCGGTGTCGGCCTGGGGGCCGCCGCGGACAAATCGTCCCGAAGGGTTGACAAGGATTTCGGTGTTTTCATCCAGCGGGAAGTCGAGGAACGCGGCGGGCAGGATTTTTTCAACAACAATCCGCCGGACTTCTTCTTGACCGATGTCCTCACGATGCTGAACGGACACCACCACGGTTTTGACACGCAGGGCTTCGCCGCCGATGTACTCGACGCTGACCTGCGCTTTGCCGTCGGGGAGTAGGCCATCCGCTTCTTTTACATTGCGGAGCAAGTCCAGCCGGTAGCATATGCGGTGCGCCAGCACCAGCGGGAGCGGCAGGAACTCTTTTGTTTCGTTTGTGGCGTAGCCGTAGACCGTGCCTTGATCGCCCGCGCCAAGTTCGCCGTTCTCTTTGGTGACGCCGCCCGCGATGTCCGGGCTTTGGGTTGTGATGTGGTCGATGACGTTGAAGCCGGCGGGGTCGTAGCCCACATCGCACAACGCCGCGCCCACGATGGTTTTGTAGTCCGGCTTGTATCCGCAGGTGATTTCGCCCGCAAGGATAATATCGTTCTGTGCCGCCAGCACCTCACAGGCGACACGCGCTTCGGGGTTATCGCCGATGATTGCGTCGAGGACGCAGTCGGCGATGTAGTCCGCCAGCTTGTCGGGATGCCCCGCGCAGACGGACTCAGCGGTTAATGTTCTGATCATAATAGGCAGTTCCTTTCCTTTTATATATGGTTAGATAAAGAGCAGGCCGCGCTCGTTATATACGCTGTTGGTCATAACGTCGTGGCTGTCGTTTTGGATCGTGGCACGGGCAAGCCCCATCACGAGAGCGACCACACCGTCTATTTTCTCGGTGGACTTTTGCTTGTTGGGCTTTATATTTCCCGCCGCGTCCTGGTCGATGATGACGTTCCCCATGTTCCAGTCGAGGACGGGGTGCTTGCCGTGCCGGATTTTCTTCTCCATCACCAGCTGATATAAATCCTTTGACGGCGGGGACATGGAAATATACCCTTGGCCGAAGGGGAAAACGGTAAACCCATGCTCCGCTCCAAGCTCCTCAAGGTCGCGGCGTATCTTTTCCGCGCCGTAGCGGTCGTAGGCGATTTCTCGGATTTTGAACCGCTCGGATAATTTGGCGATGAACGCTACGATAAAATCGTAGTCCACCACATTGCCCTCGGTGGTATTGAACACGCCCTGCTTTTTCCAAACGGCATACGGCACATGGTCGCGCCGGGTGCGGTGTTCGATGACATCCTCCGGCAGCCAGTAAAACGGCATGACGGTGTATTTTATATCCTCGCCGCTCGGCGGGAACACCAGCACCAATGCCGTAAGGTCACCGGTGGACGACAAGTCCAACCCGCAGTAGCACGGCCGCCCTTCAAACTCCGATTCGTCAAAATCCTCGCCGCAAGCGTTCCATTTATCCATAGGCATCCAGCGGATATCGGCGTTGTTCCACTCGTTTAGGCGGAACTGCCGGAAGTGCATCTCCTCGGCGGGGTTCTGCTTTGCCTGTTCGTAGGCGGCCTTGACCGTTTCAAAAGGGATGGTCACGTCAACGGACGGATTCACCCGCCGCCAAACCGCCTCGTCCTCCCAGTTGTCGCCGTCCTCGATTCCGAACACAGCGGGGTAAAAGGACGGGTCGATTTTGGAACCGTCCAGCACCGCTTTTGCTTTGCAGTGTATTTCATAGCAGATGGATGCCCGGTCTTTTCCGGCTGTTGTAATAAGGAAGTAGAGCGGCTGCCGCCGGGCGTCGCCGGTATATTTGGTCATGGTGTCAAACAATTCGCGGGTCTGCTGTGCGAAAAGCTCATCGAAGATAAGCCCGGACACGTTAAAGCCCTGCTTGGATTTGGTTTCGGACGACAATACCCGGTAGAAACTGTTGGTGTGCGGGAAAAAGATCCGCTTGGTGGACGGCACCAGCTTTGACAGGCTGTTCAGGTCGCCGCACTGCTCCACCATTGCTTTCGCTGTATTGAAAACAATACTCGCCTGATTGATGTCGGCGGCGCAGGAATAGACCTCGGCTCCCGCTTCGCCATCGGCGAATAGGAGATAGAGGGCAATGGCGGCGGCAAGTTCGGATTTCCCGTTCTTCTTGCCGATTTCAACATACGCCGTGCGGAACTGGCGGTAGCCGTCCTCGCCGACGATGCCGAAAATGTCCCGGACGATCTGCTCCTGCCACGGCATGAGGTGGAATGGCTTCCCATACCATTCGCCGGTGGTGTGCTTGAGCATTTGTATAAAGTTGACCGCGAAGTCCGCCCGCCGCTGGTCGTAGTGGCTGGGGGGCAG